GCCGTGATCTTGTAGACATTCGCGCGGTTTTGTTGGATCCCGTCGACTTGCGGGGACTGCCGGTTGTCTCGGGCGATCGGGCGCGCTGGATTGCGCCGGATTTCCTGCCGCGCGCGGCGGAACCGGGCGGGGATTCCCGTGGAATTCTATTCCTGGATGAGCTGGCACAAGCGCCCCTTTCCGTGCAAAATGCCTGTTTGCAGCTCACACTGGACCGGCGGATCGGTGAATACGTATTGCCCGATGGCTGGAGTATTGTTGCAGCTTCGAATCGCGTGGAAGATCGCGCGGGCGCCGGACGGATCACCAGCGCCCTTTCCGGCCGGTTTATACACCTCGACTATGACGTGGATGCCGACGACTGGCAGAAATGGGCGCTCACGGCCGGAATCGCCCCCGAAGTCCGCGCGTTTTTGAGATACCGCCCGGCCTTGCTGTTTTCTTTCGACCCCAAGCAGGCGAGCGCCCGCGCGTTCGCTTCCCCCCGCTCGTGGCAATTTGTGTCGCAGATCTTCGCCACACTGCCCGACGAAGTCCGATTGCCGACCGTGCAGGGGACGGTTGGCGAGGGTCCCGCGGCGGAATTCCTGGCTTTCGTCCGCATCTATCGCGATCTGCCCGACCCGCGGGCGATTGTCGCCGCGCCCGACACGTCCCCCGTCCCGGGCGAACCGAGCGTATTGTACGCCTTGTGCGGCGCCCTGGCGGAAACCGCCCGGACCGCGGCCGCAAATACGCTGGATGCGATCGCGAAATATCTAACCCGCCTGCCCGCGGAATTCGCCGTGGTCGCGATGCGCGACGCGCTGGCGGTTCAGCCCGCAATTCTGACGCAACCCAGCGCTAAGACTTTCCTGGCGAAACACCGGGCGACAATCCTGGCCTGATCACGACCCCGAACCACCCGCCCCGGCCGACCACGCCCGGGCGGGGACTTCGCGGCCGTGATCACTTCCCCGCCGATCGGCGGGGACACGGAATCGAGAGCAGCCGGCGCTTAATAAGACCGGCGGGACTGGAACTATGACAACTCAACTATTCGACATCGCCGGCGCCGCGGTTTACTGGACCTTGAGCGAGGCGACCGACTTCGAAACCCTGCGCGACGGCTTGAGCGCCGCCGGTTTCGGCAAGTTTGCCCCGGAACCCCGCACCGAGCAGGCGACACTGAAAGAAGCGCTTGAGAACCTTTACCCGGGACACGACATCAAAGCGCTGGCGGATCGGAAATGTTTCGAGGTGACGAAATGCCACGCGGGGACCGATCGGAACGAACACCGACACGTGATCACCGCCCGCATGATCTGTGGACGGGTGGAAACCGACTCCGAGGCGATCTTAGACAATGACAAGATCGGCGCCGAATACCGCCGCCTGAAAGACCGTATACCCTACCACACCGTCACCCGCATTCTGACGGACATTGTTTCGGACTTGAACGGGACCACGCTCCGGCCGACGGGCGGAATCTATTGGCTTCCGGCCGACCGCCTCGAGCGCTGGGAAATGGCGGCCGACTTGATCGAACGCGCCAGCCTGGACCGCAAATCGCGAGTCTACACACTGCGAACCATTTGCGATGAATCCGCCGTCCTGGCCGTCCGCGCGGCCTTGACCGCGGAAATCGAACGCGAGGCGGCCGACATCGAAAAACGTTTGCACGAACCGACCGCGGGATATGAGGCGAAACGGACGCAGCGTAAACGCGCCGAAGCGCTTCGCCAGAAACTGACCCGCTATGAATCGGATCTTGGCTTGACGTTGAACGACCTTCGCGGCTTGCTAGACCAGGCGACCGACCGCGCGGCCGTGGCGACCTTGCTGGAATCGGCTGCCGGAATCGCGACCCCGCAACCGTGATCGGCCGACCACCCGCCGCGCGCCAACCCCGCCCGGCGGGACATCGGCGGCCGACCGGCCGATTGACCGATTCCCGAATTGCGGATTGAGAATGGAGGATTGCGAATGAACACGACCACGAACACCACAACCGCGGCCGACGACGCCTTGAACCGCCTGCAGGAATCCGCCCGCCGCATGACCGCCGAGGCGGCCGCGGCCGAATCAATCGCCAGCGCCAAGGTAAAACTGGTGTTAGGCCGAGACGCAAAATCGGTATTCTTCGCCACGCTGGCGCTCAGACTCAAATACCGCGCCGACTGGAACACGCCGACCGCCGCAACCAACGGAAAAGACCTGATTTACAACCCCGACTTCATTGCCGGACTGGGCCAAAACGCCTTGATCGGACTGCTCGCGCATGAGGTAATGCACCTGGCATTAGGACACCACACCCGCCGCAACGAACGCGACCCCGAATTGTGGAACGTGGCTTGTGATGCCGCAATCAACCCTCTATTGACCGAGGCGGGATTCAGCCTGCCCGCCGACGGGATCCAACCCGGATCGGGACCCCTGGCGAGCGCCCCCGCCGGATTATCGGCCGAACAATACTATGCGATCTTATCCGAGCAGCCCGACCCGGACGGGGACCAGACCGCCCCCAGCGGATCGGACGCGGGCGCCGAATCGGGGACGGGGACGGGATCGGGCGACGGACAGCCCGACCCGCACGGGACCGGATCGGGCCCGGGACCGGGCGGAACGGGACACGACGGGACACCCGGCGCGAACCCGTTCGGCGAAGTGCAAGACGCGGGAGCCCCCGATTCGGCGGCCTTGAAAGAATCGGCCGCCGACTGGCAAGTCGCGACCGCACAGGCGCAGCAGGCGGCACGCGGCCGAGGCGAACTACCGGGAGAACTGGGGCGCACGATTGACGCGGAACTCAATCCCGCCGTTGACTGGCGCGACTTGCTGCGCGAATTCGTGACCCGCACTGCCCGCAACGATTATGACTGGAACCGGCCGAACCGGAGACACATCGAAGCGGGAATCTATTTGCCGTCCCTGCGATCGGACGAAGTCCGGCCGTTGATTGTGGCGATCGATACGAGCGGTTCGATTGACGCCCCCACCCTGGCCCGGTTCGCGGCCGAACTGCAGACCGTCACCGAACAACAACCGGTTTCGCTCACGATTCTGTATCACGATTCCCGGATTCAACACGTGCAGACCTGGCAACCGTCCGACGGGGAATTGATTCTGGAACCCGCCGGCGGAGGCGGGACCGATCACCGGCCGATTTTCGCCTGGCTGGACTCCGACGACTGTCCGCCCGACCCGGCGGCCGTGATCTTGTTCACCGACCTCGAAACGCGGTTTCCGACCGATCCGCCCGCCGTCCCTTGCTTGTGGCTGGCGACCGACCCCGACAATGACGCCCCCTTCGGCGAGGTCGTCCGCATGCCGACCGCCCGCGCGATCGCGAAACACCGGAACCTGTGATTAGATCGGGACGGCGCCCCGTTCTCGTGGAAATTCGCACGACCCTTGAATAGTCTGTCTTCCGAATTCACTATTCTCGCCCCCCCGCCCGTGGGAATCTGACGCGGGACCCGAAGCCGACTCGGGCGACTGTTCGGCGGGAGAATCGAGCATGTCTCAGCATCCAGATTCGCGAACCGGCACCGCCGCCGGAGACCCAGCCGGACAGACCGCTGGAGACGCAGCCGCCGACCCCCTGACCGGGCTGGCGGACTTCACCCTCGAACGGACGGGACACGCTCCGCTGCGGTTTCGCGGCGTGCTGGTGTCCGGCGCGGATTCGTCGCAATGGCGCGGCGGGCCGGACAAATGGTACGAAGCCGGCCTGTACCGTGTGAAATGCGGGCCCGCACCCGATCGAGACGCCGCCGCCGCCGGCCACTATGTGCTGCACGTTGGCCTGCGCGGCGCCAACCCGATGCACCAACCCGAACACTGGACCGCGATCGTGGATTCCGACCCGCGCGCCGCCGTGGCCGCCTTCGATCCACTGGCGGGGATGCACCCCTGGCCCGACCTGCCCAGGTATCAGACCAAGCAAACCAGTCTGGAACGCGACCTGAGAGCCCAATGGGCGCAGCTCGCGAGCAACCTGCTACGGAATTTCCCCGAGGTGATTTAGAACGATTGGGTTTACCGGGCCGGCCGGGCGTCGGCTGCAACCGTTTGTTAGCCGCTTTTTCTCGGTGTTTTCCGCATCCAAAAAATTTTGAAACAGCGTATTGACATGTCGTCTTAAAGGACGATAATGACTCCATCAGTCGGCGATTGATCGGCTGGCCGCCCCGGCGGGTCCGGGCCAAGGGTAAGACCATGAATCTGACAATCACGAGCACGAAGAAAACTGACCGCAAGCCTTACGCCGCGCGACTCCTGCCTGGAAACCAGCGCGATTTCGCGAAAGGCCGCAAGGCGACGAATACCACCAAGAGTTTCGATTTTGATGACCTGCCGGTAGGCAGCGTGATCGAATGGCATGCATCGATTTGGACCAGAGACGGATTCACGCCTGAAATGTGCGTGTGGGCGATCGTCACGAAGACAGACTTCGTCCGGGTTTGCCGGGCGCTGGCCATGAAGGCTGTTGATTGGGCCGCTGCCGGAAACCCGGTGACCGAATTTGTTGCCAGCGAATTCGGCGGCGACCTTTCGGGCGGGCTGACTCTCGAAGAGGAAACTCGGCTGAGATCGGAAGCCGGGGGCGACTTCATTGCGATGCGCCGCGCTGACGGCTCAGTCGTGCTACCGGGAGAATTTTTTAGCGACAACGAAAACGACGATGGCACCGTGCTCGGCCAAGCATGGCGGCTGCCGACGGTAACATTTTGTGATTGCCAAGCCGCCGCAAAATTGGAAGTGGAAAATGAATAGTTTGGAAAATGACTGGATTCGCGAAGCGGTCGCAGCCCGCGCTGAAGAGCGCGGGTTGACGGCCTACGCTGTCGCCAAGGAAGCCGAACTTGACCCGCAAACCGTGAAGCGGTTCATGAAAGGGCGTTGCGCTTTGAATTCGCGCTATGTGTCGAGAATTCTCGACGTGCTCGGCTTGGTCGTGAAGCCAGGGAAACGCGTGGCTCGAAACGGCTAACGTCTTCTTAACCTGCGCGGCCGCGCGCAGGTTAATCACGCGGCATCGGGGAATGGGAGCGAGCGGTAGCGGGCGAATTTGGGGCGGCGGCTGGCCGAGATCCTGAGCGGCGGGAGTGTGCCCCCTTCCAGGACAATTCGCAGGTCCTGTTTCACCCGCTGCAGCCACCGCGAAATGTTCCCCTTGTCCACGCCGAACACGCGGCCGATCAGTTCGATCGGCCACTGTTCGCTCTCGTGCAGCACGAACGCCGCCAGCAGCTTCGAACGGCGGGGGTCGCCGTCGCAATAGCGCTCTTCGAGCAGCTTCCAGAACCGGTCGGCCCCGCGCGGGATTTCGTCCAGCGGGACCCGGACTCCGCGATAATCGACAACGGACATGAGCCTGCGCAACCTTTCGGAAACTCAGTGAACCCCGGCCGTTGGCCGGCGGGGTCCGCGAGATGCGCCCGCAGGGCGGACGCGAAAGGGAACTCGCACGCGGGGATTGTAAAACCTGGACCGCCAACCGCCAAGGGCAGAGACATGACGGCCTATTTCAAGGAATTGACCCTGACCGGCAGCTATGCGGCCGTCTCCAGCGACGGCCGGATCTTCTCGGGCGTGCTGCAGGCGGACAAGGACAACACCGCCAACGTGACGCTCAAGGACGGCGACGGCGACGAAACCAACTGGGACCCCGGCGAATACTACAACGTGATCGGCGTCAACCTTCGACGATCGAAGCCAAGGGCAACGGCCAGATTCTGAAAGTCATCGGCAACGTGCAATAGCCAACGTCCAGTCGCCCGCAGCGTGCGGCCCGTCGCGTATCAAATCACAGGAAACCACCATGCCCTACGGACTCGGCACCGCGACCGTGATCAACGCCAGCCTGGCCGTCCGCACGGGGGCGGAAGTCGACACCGCGGACCAGCCCAGCACCACCCGCGACACGCAGGTCACGGCCGACGTGCAGATCAGTTCGGGCGTGGCCGGCGACGGCAAGCTGGAACTCTTGGCCGACGAAAACAATACGCCGACCACGGTCCGGGCCACGTTCCGCGTGGGAACTGCCGTCCAGGTGCAGGGCGGAATCCTGTCGGCGATCGTCAAGAAGAACCACTTTTACCAGATCAAAAAGACCACCACCGGCGGAACCCGGACGTTCACGCTCGGGAATATTCAGGAAGTGGCCCTGTAGTTAGCCACGACGAGATCCGGGAGGAATCGGGGACCGTGCATGACATCGCCCAGCTTCTGAAAGAGTACGGCCACATCGGGACGCTGGTCGTGTTGCTGCTGTTTATCTGGAAAGCCGGTCGCTGGTGCGGTTCGCGCGTGATCGAACCGGTGACGAAACGGCACCTCGAATTTGTGGACTCGCTCGACAAACGCGACGCCCAGGCGGTCGAACAACTCCGCGGGATCAAGTCCGACCTATTCGCCTTGCGGAACACCCAAGAAGAAATCAAGCAGGTGCAGGCCCAACACTTCGCAATCTGTTCCGACGCAACCAAACCCGCCGCGGGTTAGTCTGCGCGGGCGCAACTTAACCCGCACGGTCAGCGGGCGGCTACGGTACAGCAGGGGCTCGACATGAACACCCCCAACAATCTTTACGGCCTGTTGAAATACGTCGCCACGCTGGCCGCCGGGCTCGTGCTGTTCCACCTCGTGTATCGCAACGGCTTTTCCGCCGAAAAGGACCTGCCCACGCTGGCCGCCATCCTGGCCGTGTTCGGGTTGGGGGATAAGTTTCAGAGTGTGATGAAAAAACGCGCTTCCCAAACCGCCGACCCCGCCGTCGGCCCCCCGGAACAGGAATCAGCGGGGTAATCCCGTGGTGAAGACGGTCAAAACTCATCTCCCGTTCGCCTGGCTGGACGACGTGCTCTGCGGCCGCTCGACCTACATTCCGCCCGACCCGGCGAAACTGCTGGACGCGAAGCCGCGCGACTCCGCAAGCCGGACGGACGTCGCCACAACCGGCCGAGCAGCTTTCATCGCACCCGGCCGAGTCACAAGTAACCGCCGCTCGCGTCAACCGCTCGACACACGCTCGACAAGGAACGCCCCATGAACTGGAAACGCTGGCTGCAACTCGCCTCGCAAATCGTCGCCGTCCTGCTGGCGGGCCTCACCGCCCACAACGTGCAGGCGATCAACGCCGGAGTGATTCAGGATGCCGGCATCCCGCAGTATTCGCTGGTGGGCCTCGAGGGGCTGGGGTCGGTCGGGAGTCTGATTCTGTCGCTAGTAATGAGCTGGAAATCCGGCGGCGGAATCAACCTGACCCGCACCGCCGAAACGGCCGCCGTGGTGACGCTGTTCGCCACCTGTGCCGCCGACGGCGACAAGGAAGGCATGACGCTGACCTCGCAGCTCGCCGCCCATTTTTCGAAACGCTCAAAAGTCCAAACCCCGGACCTGTCCAGCGTGGACCGGCTGGCGGGGGAGCTACGCGATCTGGTGGACAAACTCCGCACGCCGGCCACGCCCGCCGAGGTGACACCTTGAAGCACGCACCGCGTTGGTCATTGGTCATTGGTCATTGGGCATTGGCACTTTGTCTGGGCCTGTCGGGCTGTCTGCCGGCGACGCCGGGGAACGTGCCGCCCCACCGGCCGGATGACAAGACGGCCGCCAGCGATCAAGAAGTCTGGTCGGCCCTCGCGGACTTCGTCGAGCGCGGCCGCGTGGACGACACCGATCAACTGCTGCGGATCGTCCGCGAACTCGGCACGGCGGGGTATCTCCAGGACACGTCGCATCTCGCCCGCGCCGTCCCGGCGGCCGCGGCGAAGAATCAAAAACTGGACAACGAATCCGTCCGCGTCGACATTGCCAACCGTCTGCGAACGAAATCGAAATGAGCTACGATTCCATCGACCTGAGTCTGCTGGGCTGGCACCGCGACGATGCCGCCGTGGACGACTTCTGTCAGGCGCTGGACGCGGCCGGGACGCCCGCCGTGTTCAGCGCGGCACAGCCGGACCTGGCGGGGCACTGGGAACGCCTGAAGGCCGCCGGAGAAACCGGGATCTTCCTGCAGGACGCGGAAAGCGAACTGTTCGGCCACACGCTGCCGGCCGAAAGCCAGCGCCGAGGCACCTGCGTTTCGCGCGGCACGATGCGGGCCATCCGCGACGCCTACTACTGGGGGATCGTGCATCACGAAGACCTGGCGACGCCCCGGGACATTTGTTTCGAACCGATCTATGGCGGGTCGCGCGTGCAGGTCGGCGGTGGGCGGCTGGGGACGGGCGACGGTTCGGTGGGGGCCTGGGCCGCCCAGTTTGTCCACGATTTCGGGTTGCTGGCGCGCGGGGTTTATGGGGGCGTCGACTTGACGCAGCCTCGCGAGGATCTGGCTGTCGACTGGGGGAATCCCGGCGTGGGCGTCCCGGCGGGGTTGCTGGCCGAAGCCCGGGCGCATCCGGTCGGGGCCTGCCACTTTTGCCCGACCACGGCCGCGATCGCCGATGCCGTGTCAGCCGGCTACGGCGTGGCCTACTGTTCCAATCTGATCTGGGGCGACCGCGACCGGAACGGGATCGCCCGGCCGGTCACGTCCGGCGGCCACTGCGAATCCATCTGTGGCGTGGCCCGCTCGCCGCAGGGGGACACACTCTTCATCCGGCAACAAAGCTGGGGAGCTCGCCCCAACGGCCCCGACCTGTTGAATTTCGCGGGCGGGACCAAGCGACTGCGGCAGGGAGCGTATGGCGCATTCGAGGAAGACATCGCGAAGGGTCTGCGGGGGGGCGGCGAAGCGTGGGCGTTCGGGAACATCACCGGCTGGCGCCCTCAGACGCTCGAGGAGGCGTTGGCATGAAACATTGGTCCGCAGTCCTGGGTCAGTGGTCCTTGGTCATTCATTTGGCCCTCGCCGGTCTGCCGGCGGCGCGCGTGCTGGTGGCGGATGCGCTGGTCCGCGACCGGATCGCGGCGCGGCCGGTACTGCCGGACGATCTGGCGCGGCCCGAGACCACCAAACCCAACAGCCCGGCGCGGCCGGGCGGTCAGCGGGAAGGGATTCCCTCGCCCCAGGAGGGGGCTCGCCGCCCGGTCGTGTATTTGTACGCCCACGTTGGCTGTGCCGCCTGCGAACGCGCGAAACGGGACCTCGCCGCCGCCGAAAAATCCCCGACGGGTCTACCGTTCGTGGTCCAGCCCGCGCCAGCCCCGGCGTGGGTGACGCGGTTTCCGACGTTCCACTGGAACGATCGCACCGGCCGCGGGAAGCACGTCCACGGCTGGGCAACGTCGGCCCCGGGGCCCGATCCCGTCGCCCGGCTGATCGAAATCTGGCGAGCCACGCAGGCCCCCCGGAAAAACGCCACGCCCCCGCCCCCGCCCCCGCCGGCGGAAGCCACCAACCGCCCGATTCGCAGCGACGGCGTGTTCTACGGGTCGGTGCCCAGCCTCTATTCGTGGCCGGGCGATCTGCGGGACCACCTGGCCGGACCGCCGCACAATCTGCCCTGGACCCAAACCCGCGTGATGACGCCCCGCGAACTGGTCGCCGCGCACGACGGCTGGCATTTACGGAACCGCTGAGAGAAAGGAGTCGCCGATGCGCGTCACGGTCAAAGGCTGTCGCGCCTTGATTCAACGGCTGACCGCGCATCTGGCCACGTGGCAAGCCGACGGCCGCGTCAAGTTGCCGGGCGACGTGCTGCTGGAACTGCCGTCGGAACTGGTGATCGATGCCCTGCCGATCGGCACCGCTGGGGAATTCCGGATCGAATTCCCGCGGCTGCCGCGCCCGCGCGTCACGAAAATGCTCGCCGGACTGCGCCTCGCCGGTCCGATCACCGAACTCCGGATCGCCGCCGACGGCAGCCGCGCTCAAGTCGCAATTCAGGGCCTGCCCGACGTCACCGTCGAATTCTTTCCCGACTGAACTTCTTCACTATTCCCTATTCACTATTCCCCATTCATGCCCTTCGAACCCCACAACCTGACCGAACTCTGGCACCAGGCCGCCCTCTGCTGCGGCGAATCGCCGGACTCCAAGACCGGCAGCCTGCATTCGTCGGCCGCGGAACTGATCGTCCGCCAACTGCAACCGCAGGCGGCGTGTGCCCCGGGCGGGCCGGGGGGCTGGCTGGATCCCAAGTCGCGGGCCCGGGCCGTCAAGATCGAACAGAAACGGATTCAGAAGGAAGTCACGCGCAAGATGCGGGCGGAACTTGTGGTGGGGTTTGACCCCTTCACGTGGCTCTCGATTGGGTCGATCGTGTTCAAGGTGTTGCAACTGATCTGGAACTGGTGGCACGCGGACCCCGTGGCGCCGCTCCTGGTGCAGACGTGGCAGCGGCAACTGGCGGCGGGGATCCCGAACGAAATGGAGTAGGGATCATGGCGCTCCGCGAGGAACAGGGCTGGCGGTTGTTGGTCTGGTTCGCCGCGGGCGTGTTGATCGTCTGCGGCCTGTTGCTGGTTGGATCGCTGATCTGGTTCTACTGGAAATTCCTGTAGGGGCCGCACCGCGGACCCGGCGAAAGATGTGATGGAACGCAAACTGATTCAGATGCCCGGCGGCGACTGGCTGGACCCGCACCTGGTGACGCAGATCACCGCCGTCGGCAAGCAGATTCTGCGGTCCAACGGCCAGCGGATCGTCACGTCGCCCCACGTGGAAATCACCCTGCAATCGGGCGAAATTCTGGTCGAGGGGGTCCGCGACCAGGCCGCCGCCGAACGCCTGCGCGACCGGATTGCCGCCGACGTCAACCAGTCGATCAACCCGCTCTTGTCCGGAGAATGAGCCTGTCATGGCCAACGAAATTCAACTCACGATCAAGGGGACGCTGGACAACGGCACGCTCGAGGACCGGTTTGACCCGGGGGCCCAGCGCTACGACCAGGCCACGCAGGACGCAGCCGGCGACGTGATCGCCGCCACCGTGTCCGAACAGAATCTGACGATCCCGGTGACGACGCCGGGCTACTGTTTTCTCAGAAATTTAGACACCGTCGACAGCATCCATTTCGGCCCCAATCTGGCGGCCGTCCTGATCGCGTTCGGCAAGCTCGGGCCGGGCCAACTCGCCTGTTTCCCGCTGGATGCCAGCGTCACGATCCGCTTCAAATCGTCGGCCAACACGCCCAAGCTGCAATGGAAAGTCTGGTCCGCCTGATGCCCACGAACACCCGCGACGCGTACGCCGTGTCGCACCTGGAGCGGGGCTTTCTGTGTCTGTGCCAGCATCAGAATCTGCCCCGGCCGATCCCGCAGTACCGGTTCGATCCGGTCCGCAAATGGCGGTTCGATTTTGCGTGGCCGGACGTCCGTCTGGCGGTGGAAATCGATGGCGGGTTGTTCTCGCGCGGCCGGCATCAGCGGGCGGCCGGTTATCAAGCCGACTGCGAAAAGTTCAACGCCGCCATGCTCGCCGGTTGGCGCGTGCTGCGGTACACGACCCGCGACCTGACCCGCCGGCCGGTGCCGGTGGCCGAGGAAGTCGCGCAGGCCCTGGAGACGTTCGCCCGCCGTGCCGATTAAAGCCCCCCGCCGCACGCTCGACAAAAAGTATCCCCGGCCGCGGGAACGGCGGGGCCATTCGGCCGCTCGCGGCTACGGCGACCGCTGGCGCCGATACCGGACCGCGTTTCTGTCGCACCCCGAAAACGCCTGTTGCCGGCACTGTGCCGCGCGCGGCCGGATCACCCCGGCAACCGACGTGGATCACGTGACGCCGATCACCGGCCCGAACGACCCGTTGTTCTGGGATCCGGCCAATCATCAGCCGCTGTGCCACCGCTGCCACGCGATCAAGACCCGCGCCGACCAGGCGCGGGAGCCGTAACGAATGACCAACACCGGTCCGCACAGCGGACCCGACGAGGGGAACATGGCCAAGATCGAAGTCACGACCACCACGCCGACGCCGCGCCCGGTGGCGCCGGTCACGTCGACGGATTGTTTCCTGATCACCACCGCGCCCCACTGTCCGCGGCCGTGGGAACCGCTCAAGATTCTGGGTTTGCAGTGGATGTCCGGCGAACCGTGGTATCAGACGCAGGCGGCGGATGGTACGCTGGTGTACGTGCGGCACGCCGAAACGTGCGTCCGGATCACCGACGCCGTGCGGCTGGTCTACCAGCAGAAGTAATCCCAGACCGTGACACGATGGGACAACGCGGACCGAAAAAAACGCCGGCGGCGGTCAAACGGGCGCGGGGCACGTTCCGCGCCGACCGTGACGCCGGCCTGGAACTGCCGCCGGGGGCCCCGGTCAAACCGCCGTGGCTGGATGAACGCGCCGGCGACGAATGGGACCGCCGCGTCCCGCAACTCGTGCAGGCGGGCCTGTTGTCCCCGGCCGACCAGGTGCCGTTCGGTCTGTTCTGCCAAGCCTTTTCCCAGATGGTCCGATGTCTCGAACTCATCCAAAGCGTGGGCTACACCACCGAAACCGTGACCGGCGCGGTGATCCAGCATCCGGCGGTCAGCATTCTGCACAAGGCGCGGTCGGACCTGATCAAGCTGGCCCGCGAATTCGGGATGACCCCCGCCGCGCGGTCGGGAATGAAATTCGGCGGTCAATCCGTGGCCGCCGACGACCCGCTGGAACGCCTCGAACGCGACCGCCGGGCAAACGAAAGCCAGGCGTAAAGCCCCCGCCCCGTCACCCTGTCACCCTGTCACCCTCACACCCGCCGAGTGCCAGTGTGCCAGTGTGTGAGAGTGTGAGGGATTACATCCACGGCGTGCTGTCGGGCGCACAGACCGCCGGGCGGCTGGTGCGGTTGGCCGTGCTGCGGCACGTGCGGGACCTGACGGAAGCCCCGGCGCGAGGTTTCGTGTTCGAACCGCGGTACGCCGAGGAAGCGATCGCGTTCATCGAAACCGTGTGCAAGCATTCGGCGGGGAAATTCGCCGGCCAGCCGTTCGTGCTGTCGCCGTGGCAGCGGTTCATCGTCTGGAACCTGTTCGGCTGGCGCCGCGAAGCCGACGGGACTCGCCGCTATCGCCGGGCCCTGATTGAAATCGCCCGCAAGAACGGCAAAAGCACGTTCGCCGCCGCGCTGAGTCTCTTGCTGCTGGTGTTCGATCACCCGGCGGAACCGGCCGCCGAGGTCTACTGCGTGGCGACCAAGGAAAAGCAGGCGCAGATCGTGCATCGCGAAGCGAAACGGATGGTCAGCCAATCGCCGGCCCTGCGGCGGCGGCTGGTGTTGCTGCAAAAATCGGTGGACTATCCGGCGCAGGAAAGTTTCTTTCAGCCGCTAGGATCGGACTCGGATTCGACCGACGGCCTTAATACGCACGCCGTGATCGGCGACGAATTGCACGCCTGGCGGGAAAAACACCGCGGGCTGTTCGAAAAGCTGACCACCGCCGGCGGCGCCCGCACGCAGCCGCTGGTCTGTTTCATCACCACGGCCGGCGACGACCTGTCGCGGATCTGGTCCGAAGAACGGGACTACGCCGTCCGCTGCCTCGAATCGGCCCTGACCGGCGACACCGTGTCGGACCAGTTGTTCGCGTTCATCGCGGCGATCGATCTGGAGGACCGTCCCTGCCCCGGCTGCCGGAAGTGTCAGCCGCCCGCCCTCCGAAAATCTTCGGGCCGGAACGGGTCCACCACAAAACTTTGGCCGGCCAGAATTCGCGAGCACTGCGATGGGTCGGGCCGGATCGCGGCCGATGACCCCTTCGATGAACGCTGCTGGCCCAAGGCCAACCCGAATCTGCACGTGTCCGTGGGGCTGGGGTATCTCCGCGAGCAGGCCCGCGAGGCCCAGCAAAAACCGACGTCCTACAATTCGTTCCTGCGGTATCATCTCAACGTCCGCGTGTCGTCCACGGTCAAGGCGCTGCCGGCGGCGCTGTGGGAGATCGGCCGCCAGCCGGTCGACGCCGAACGCGGCGCCGTGGCCTACGGCGCGTGGGACCTGGGGCGCAGCGACGACTGGGCCGCCGTGGCGCTCGTGTTTCCGCGCGACGCCGACACGTTTCATCCGGACCGCGGGAAGATGTTGGACGACACCGCCGCCGCCGATTCGCCGCCGACCGCGAACACTCCCGACGACGACACGACGTACGGAATCCGGGCGTGGTGTTTTACCACCGAAGCCCGCGCGGACGAACTCTGCGGCGACCCCTATCAAGGCTGGATCGACCGCGGGTTGCTCACCGTTCACTGGGGCGACGAAATTGACATTGCCGCGATCGGCGACCAGATCCGCGAACTGGCGGCCACCTATCAAGTCCTGTCGTGGGCCTACGACCCGACGTTCAGCATGCAACTCGCCCAGGAACTCCACACCAAGGACGGCCTGCCGATCTTTTCGTTCACGCAGGCGGCACGGTTTTACAACGAACCGCTGCGGAGATTCCTGCGCGACCTGCGGGCCGGCCGGATCCGCCACGGCGGCGATCCCGTGTTGGCCTGGCAGGCGGGCAACCTGTCGGTCAAACGCAACAACCGCGACGAATGGTTTCCGGACAAGATTGGTTCCTTGGGCAAGATCGACGGGCTGGTCGCAACCTTGATGGCATATTCTGAGGCACTGTACGCGAAGAATGCCGCGAGGTCGGCGTACGAACATCACGGCGTCCGCGTGCTGCAATAAGCCACGCCCCGATTTCCTTCCAAGGGTCCCGATCGACGATGAACCTGTTTCGCCTGCTGTCGGGTTGGTTCGGCCGGTCGCTGGAAAACCCCAAGGTGTCGCTGCGCGACCCCGAGGCCTGGGATGAATTCTACGGCATCCCCAAGACGTCGACCGGGATCCGCGTCAACCAGCGCACCGCCCTGTTGCTCGCGGCGTGGTTCCGGGGCGTCAACCTGCTGGCCAGCACGGTCGCGAAACTGCCGATCATGGTCTACCGCGTCGATCCCGACGGCGGCAAAACCAAGGACCGCGACCACCCGGCCTACCGGCTGCTCAAACGCAAGCCCAACGCCGACATGACCGCCTACACGCTGCGGCAGGTCCTGACGTCGCACGCGATCCAGTCCGGCAACGGCTACGCCTACATCGACCTCGAAACCGCCGGCCGATCGGCCGGCCGCCCGCGGCAACTGATCCCGCTGCTGCCCGACCGGACGTATCCGATCCGCGAAAACGGCCAACTGTGGTACACGACCACGATCGGCGGCACGTTGACCAATCCCGGCAGTACGATTGTCAAGCTGGACCCGTCCGAAGTGTTGCATATCAAGGGGCTGGGCTACGATGGGCTGTGCGGGTATTCGCTGATCGACATCGGCCGCGAAGACATCGGCCGGGCCACGGCGCGGAAGACATTCGACGGGAAGTTCTTTGAAAACGCGGCCACGCCCCGGATTGTCCTCGAAGCCCCCGGGGCACTCAGTGATCGGGCCTGGGCGCGGCTCAAGGAATCCTGGGGGGCGCTTAAGGCGGGCCTCACCAACGCCCACAAAACGGCGGTCCTGGAAGAAGGCGTGAAGGCCAACGCCCTGACGCACACGCTCAGCGATTCGCAAATGAGCGAACTGCAGAATCTCGACCTGATCGACATCGCCAACCGTTTGAATCTGCCCCCGCACAAGTTGGGTGTCGAAGCCCGCACCAGTTTCGCCAGTCTGGAACAAGCCAACCAGGAGTATCTGGACGACAGTATCGATCCGTGGCTGGTGGCCTGGGAAACCGAGTGCTGGGACAAACTGCTGTCCACGTTCGAACAGGACCGCGAAACGCACGAGATCGAATTTGTGCGTGGCGCCCTGTTGCGGGCGAACCTCGCCGCGCGGGCCAGTTACTACCGGTCGGCCCTGGCCGGCCTGCCGTGGATGACCCGCGAGGAGGTTCGGTTGCTGGAAAACCTGAACCCGGTCCCCGAAGGGACGCAGGAATTTGTCGATCCGCTGAACATGGGAGCCGGCCGGGCGGCGGACGGCGGCGACGCCGGCGGCCAGACGCCGGACGCCGGAGAGCGGGACGTAGGGTCCGCGGTGCGGACCGAACCGGATGCACACCCAACGCCGGTCCGTACAGAGGACCCGACACCGATCGACCACACGGCGACACATCGGCGGCTGGTGGCGGCGGCGGTCCGGCGGATGTATCGCCGGCTGGCGGCGCACCACAACAAACCCGATTTCAAACCCGAGGCGCATCGCGACGTCGTCACGGAATGTTTGTCCGACGTCCAGCCGCTGTGTCGGGCCACGGCCCCGAATCTGGCCGACTGGCTGCTGGATAACTTTCCCGGCCCCGGAAAATTCCGCGATGTCAATCCGCTGACCGAAACGGACGCGGTCGAGATTGCGGAGAATTTCGTAGGGTCCCCAATTCTTCTACCCACCGAGGCGTGATCATGCCGCAACTGAATCTGCCCGGACGCTGTGCCGCCCGGTTGATCGTCACCCGCGAACCCGAGGACCGGCCGCGGATCGAAGGTTACGGGGCCGTGTTCTACCGCGATTCCGACCCGGGGACCGAATACTGGCTGTGGGACGACGTGGTCGAACGGATCCGGCCGGGGGCCTTCGATCGGGCGCTGCGCGAGGACGACGTGCGGAGTTTCTTCAACCACGATCCGAATCTGATTCTGGGCCGGAACACGGCCAAAACGCTGTGGCTGTCGGTCGACGAACGGGGCCTGAAATACAGCGTGTCGCCCCCCGACACGCCCGCCGCCAACGCCGTGATTGCATCGGTGGCGCGGGGCGATGTGTCCGGCAGTTCGTTCATGTTCGAACCGCTGCGGGCCACGTGGGAAGAAGTCAAACGCGACAAGGACATCCTGTTCATCCGCAATATCGACGAAGTCCGGTTGTGGGAAGTTGGGCCGGTGGCCTTTCCGGCGTACGAATCCACAACGGCCGGAACCCGCGGCGAATCGCGATCGGGCCCCGCGGCCAATCCCGAATGCGCGGCGTACCGCTCGTGGCGTGAATCGCACGTCGCCGCCGCCCGGGAAGAACTCCGGAACTTTCTGGCCGACCGCGACCGGACCACGCAGCAGCAGGCCCGCGCCCGCCGCGATCGCGCCGCCCGCGCCGCGCGACTGTAACGCGGCGCAACACGTCGGCCAATCATCAAACGGCCGTCCGCCCAGCCGGACGCGCCGAGTCACCGACGGCTGGCCCCCAGTGGTTCGAGTCTTCGGGACGGTTTTCTGTTCCCCCAGTCCGGTTTGTCCGGACGCCCTACGGAGATCCCTCCCATGTTGAAACAGCTTCTGGAACGCAAGGGCCAACTGGCCGCGAAAATTCGCGCTCATCGCGAAAAGGACGTCGACGGTTACACGTGGACCGCCGAGGACGAAGCCGAATGGAAACGGCTGAACGACGAATACGATGCGCTCAACGCGCGGATCGAACGCCTGCAACGCGCCGAATCGATCGAGACGGGCGGCAGTGCCGCGGAACCGCCGCCGGTCCGGGAGCAGGTGGGACGCGAAGGCCGGTCGATCGACGAATCGCGGCCGTCGGGCGATCCGACCTGCACGCCGGCCCACCGGGCCCTGGCTCTCCGCGCCTGGTGCCGATCGCAGTACGACATCGAACTCACCGAATCCGAACGCCAGGCCTGCGCGCTGGCCGGGATCAACCCCCGCGCCCGCGAACTGGAACTGGATCTGCGGCGCGAGAACTACGCCGGCATCCGCCGGGAACTCGCCCCGTACTGGACCGAACAGCGGGCCGGGCTCGTCGTCGGCACCGATGCGGCAGGCGGCTACACCGTCCCCGAGGGGTTCATCAACAACCTGGAGATTTCGCTGCTGCAGTTCGGCGGCGTGCGGCAGGTGGCGGACGTGATCCGCACGGCGACCGGCAACGATCTGCCGTGGCCGACGGTCAACGACACCGGCAACACCGGCGAACTGCTGGCCGAACAGGCGTCGATCGGGTCCACCGTCGACCCCGTGTTCGGGCGCGTCGTGTTCAATGCGTTCAAGTACAGTTCCAAGCTGGTGCAAGTCAGTGCGGAACTGCTGCAGGATTCGGCGTTCGACCTGCCGAGCTATCTCGGCGCGGCCCTGGGCGAACGGATTGGCCGGATCACGAACACGCATTTCACGACCGGCGACGGATCGTCGAAGCCCAACGGGATCGTCACCGCGTCGGGGTTGGGCGTCACCGCGGCGTCGGCCACGGCGATCGCTCCGGATGAACTGTTCGACCTGATTCATTCGGTCGATCCGGCGTACCGGTCGATGCCCGGCGTGGGCTGGATGATGAAGGACAGCACGCTGGCGGCAATCCGCAAGCTGAAGGATTCGCAGAACCGCTATCTGTGGGAACCGTCCCTGCAGGTGGGCGTGCCCGACCAGTTGCTGCGTTACCGGGTGACGGTCAATCAGCAGATGGACGCGATCGCCACCGGCAAAAAGACGGTCCTGTTCGGGGCGATGATGAAGTATAAGATTCGGGACGTCGCGGGCGTGCGTCTCCGCCGACTGGTGGAACGCTACGCGGACGTCGACCAGGAGGGTTTCGTGGCCTTCCTGCGGACGGACGGCGACTTGCTCGACGCCGGCACCGATCCGATCAAGCACCTGATCCAAGCCTAATCGAAACGGGAAGTCGAGCGCCCGTTGCTTTCTTGGCCTTGGCCGCCGGGCTGGTGGCACCCCTGCCAGCCCGGCGTGTTTGATGCCTCGCGGAAGATTCGCCGACATGCTCATCGAACTCACGCACTACTGCCACCTGACCGGCGCCACCGGAGCCCCCGGCCAGATTCTGGATTGTCCGGAACCGCTGGCCCAGCGGCTGATCGAATCCGGCGGCGCCAAGCCGGCGGGCGATACTTCGCCGGCGGTCGCGGCGTCCGCGACACCCAGTACCGAGGAACCGGAACCCGTGTCCACACCCGAAACCGCCACGAAACCGATCCCGTCGCCGCTCAAACCGCGGAAGCCGGAACAGGATCGGGGCACGAAGAAGTAACCCCCTATGGGACTCGTGGTCGTCACCCCGCCGGCGCTTGAACCGCTGACCCTGGCCGAAGCCAAGGCGCACCTGCGGGTCGATTCGACGTTTGAAGACAGCCTGATCACCGCGCAGATCACGGCCGCCCGGCAGTACGCCGAAGAAACCTCGCTGTGGCGGGCCCTGATCACCCAGACGCTGCGGCTGACCGGGCGAAAATTCCCGACCGGCCGGAAACCGCTGGTCCTGCCCCGGCCCAACCTGTTGACCGTGACGTCGATCACCTATTTCGACACGGCCGGCGTGTCGCAGACGTGGGACGCGGCGAAATACCGCGTCGTCACGTCGTCGGCCCCGGGTTGGGTGGAACCGGTCGACACCGAGGTCTACCCGGACACGTACGACCGGCCGGACGGGTTCACGGTGAACTACACCGCCGGCTACGGGGCGGCCGCGACCGACGTCCCGGAACTGATCCGCCGGGCGCTGTTGATTCTGATTCACGACCTGTTCACGTCCCGCGGCGGCTGCGCCTTCGACCAGAACATTGCGGCGAATGCGTTGCTCGCCACGTACCGCGTAAGAGACGAACGGACCCTGATTTACCTGTAATCTTCCGATGCGACCCTGCACCTGTCCCGACACCGCCGGCGTCCGCCAGGAACGGATCACGGTCCAGAAAATCAAGGCGTCGCCGGTGTTGACCAGCCTGGGCGAAGCCGACCTGACGGCCGCCGGGTCGTGGGAAACCTACGCCACGCGCTGGGCCACGGTCGACACGGCGGGCGGCCGCGAATTCTGGAAACGGCAGCGCGTGCAGGCGGAAGTCGTGGCCATCTTCCGGGTGCCGTGGGATGCCGACACGAAAAGCATCACGCCGCAGATGCGGGTTGTCGACGAAGCCGGCACGGTGTTTGAAATCGCGGCCGCGTTCGACGTGGATCACCAGCGAACCACGGTCGAAATCCAATGCAAGGCACCAGCCGTGTGAGATCCCCCCGCCCATGAGAACCTTTCGACGGCCGGACCTGTTGGGGTTGTCGATCACCATCGACGACCTGGGCCTCGCCGAACTGGCGCAGAAACTCGACACCCTCTCGCGGGAACTGCGCTCCAAAATCGTGGCCCCGGCGGTGCGGCACGCCGGCGAGCGGCTGGTGGCGGCGGCCCGGGCGAACATCCAGCCCCGGTTTGACACGTCGGGAACGCTCAAGAACGCGCTGGCCGTGCGGGTGAAAATCTACGACACCGGGCGCGTCGTGGGCGTGGTCGGTCCCAGGCGGCGGCAGAATGTCCACGCGTTCCGGGATTTCACCGGGCGGGTGCAGCCGAACATCCCGACCAAGTACGCGCACCTGTTCGAGCGCGGGGCCCGAGCCCACATCCAATACATCCGCGGGAAAAAAGGCAACCACGGTCCGCACCTGCAGCCGAACCTGGCGCTGCGGAAACTGTGGCCTAAGTACGCCGACTGGGCGGCGAACATCATCCGCCATCCGGGCGCGCAGCCCAAACCGTTTTTGCAGCCGGCCGTCGACACGCTCAAGGACGACATGGCGAACATCCTCAAGACCGAAATCGCCGCCGGCATCCGGCAGGCCCTGACGCAGTAGCCCGGACCGCCGCCCATGATCTACGAAGCCCTGAAACACCGCCTCGAGAATTCCCCCGGCGTGGTGGCGCTCGCCACGGACGGAATTTTCGTGCTGCGGGCGCCGCAGGGCAAAACCCGTTACGTGCTGCTGTTGCTGGACGCGGCCCCGGAGCATCACACGCGAGGGACGGCCGGGTACGTGGCCGCGGAACTGACGGTCGTCTGCGTGGCCCCCACGAACGCCGCCGCGATCGCGCTGGGCCAGGCGGTCCGACAGACGACGGCGATTCCGCCGGTGGCCGTCTTGGACGGGTTTCAGGGCCTGATCACGGTGCCCGCCATGGGGAACGTGTTTATCGGGTCCTGTCGCTGCCGGGGCTGGGCCGACGCGGCCGATCTGCCGGTGTCGGCGCAACAATTCGGCGATTGCGTGAGTGCGGTCACGTTTGACCTGCACTACACCGAACCAGCTTCCACGCTGCCCTAACCCATGCACCTGATCGAATTCATCGGACCGCGCGGGACCCGCAGCGACATTTCGGTGTCGGAGATTATCGCCATTGACGGACGGCCGGTGGCCCCGCTGCCGACCGTCGAAGAATTGACCTCGCGGCTGGCCCACGTCGAGGGCCGGCTGCACACGTTGGAAACGATTCTGGCCGGAGCCCTTGCCGGGTCCGCGCCGGACGACACCGCCCCCGTTACCGACCCCGACCCCGCCCCCATTACCGCGTAGGAGAACACGTCATGGCCGCTTCTGGAAATTCGCCCACCGGTTACGGGACCCTGTTGGACCTGGCCACGTCGTCCGGATTCGAATCCAAGATGAAGATCCGCGACGTCAACCAGAACAACAAGCAGCGGAACGCGGTCGACATGACGCACACCGCCAGCCCGTCGAACCGGATGGAGTTCTATCCGTCCAAGCTGGTCGACGAGGGCGAAATCCAGATCACCCTGATTCTGCCGATCGGGGCCGAACCGCCGATCGACCAGAAGCCGGAAACGATCACCATCAAGTACCCGCTGCAGGACGGCCAGACCACGCCCGAGCAGAAATCCGGTCAAGGCTTCTTCACGAACTTCGGCGAACGGATGCCGCTCAACGACCGCATGGAAATGAACTGCACGATCAAGAAAACCGGGCTCTGGACGCACACCGCCGCCGACGGCACGACCACCACCACGCCCGCCCCGTAATCCGCAGTTCGCTGACGTCACCCCCGCATCGGTCCGCACAGCGGACCTTACCAAAGGCTCGACATGCCGCTGACACGCGACCAGATTCTGAAGACTGTCGATTTCACCATCGAAACCGTCGACGTGCCGGGTTACGGCCCGATCAATATCCGCTCCTGGGACGGGGCCGCCCGCGACGTGTACGACAACCTGTTGACCCGGCTGTCGGTTCCCGGCACGGATGCCGAGGGCCGGCCGGTGATGCGCCTGAACGACGTCCGCACGATCAAGGCCACGATGCTCTGTCTGTCGCTGTGCGACGATACCGGCGCGCGGCTGTTCAATCCGGCGGACGCGAACGACATCAAGGCCATGGACGCGCGGGGGCTGGATTTCATCGACACGCTGATCACGCGGATCCGGGCCCTCGCCAAGCTCAACCAAGCCGACGCGGAGGCCGCCGAAAAAAAGTCCGATCCGTCGACAGCTTCAATCTCGTGATGCGGATCGCGGTCGTGTCCGGCGTGTCGCCCAAGCGGATCCTCGCCACCTGGGACAGCGAAGAAATCACGTGGCTGCTGGCCTTCGCAACCGTGCATCCTTTTGGTGACGACTGGCGTCAAACCGGCCGACTGTGCAGCGTGATCGCGGCCGGGCACGGCGTGCGGACGCCGGAAGAAAGTTACATGCCGATCGCCCCGCCGGACGACCGCGAGCAGCGGCGGCTGTTCGACCAGATTTGAAAGCCCGACCCGATGGCCGACACGATTGGCAGTTTCGCCACCCTGTTCTCGGCCGACGCGGGGAACGCCGAACTGGAAATTTCCCGCTACGGGAAATCGATCGGTAAGGTGATCGACGACCTGCAGCGGGCGGTCGGGACGGTGGGTCTGACCGCCCGCGGCGTGGAACTCTATTCGGCCGCCGTCAAGGGGGCCACGCAGACCGAACTCGAACACATTCAGGCGCTGCAGCGGGTCCTCGAACTCAAAACCGCAATTCAGGAAAAGGACGAACGCAACGCGGCTCTGGTGTCGCGATCGGAACAGGTGGCGGGCTTCATGCGCACGCGGCACCTGGACGAAGGCGACCCGTGGGAACAGATGCGCCGGCAAAAGCTGGGCGAAGGGTTTTCGTTCCTGCAAGCCGAATCGTTCACGCTACAACAGCGGTTGCAGGCCGAGCAGCGGCGGATCGAAACCAAGCCTGTCGGGCATATCGTCCAGTTCCTGCGCGAGACCAACGCCGAAGCCGACCGGTCGCGGGCGGCCCTGGAACGCGTGGGCCACGAGGGCGATAAACTGACTCGCGAGCGGCAGGCCGCGCAGACCCAGCGGGTGCAGGCGTTTTTGCGGGACGCCACGCCGGAAGCCGATCAGGCCCGGGCGGCCCTCGAGCGGGTCGGACTGGCCGGCGATGCGGACCGGTTGGCTCAGCAGCACGAAGCGAATACCCGCCGCCAACTCGCCAGCGACCGAGACGTGCAACGGCAGGTCCGCCGCAACAACGAGGAACGCCAGATCGCGATCCGGATCGGCCGCGAGATGATGACCGGCGAACA